CATAATCTCTTGAATTTGTATCATTATCAAAAGATGTATCCTTTTCAACAATAGCAACTTTGTTGCCTTTTATATAATATCCATATTTTCTAACTGAAGCCATTAACTACCATCCGCATCTTTAATTACTGGTTCATAAATAAGTCTAGGTATCGCTCTAAACTCATCTTTACTATTTAAATGATTTTTACATCTAACGGATAGAAGTTTTATTACATCTTTTGGCAATTCATAAAACCTTTGATCCTTAGTAATATCTATTCGTTGAGTAGTAACATGAGTTTCAGAAATAGTATTAATCTCTTCTAACCCATCTTTAATATAAGCTATAACCCTACCTGTAGGTACTTTATCTACAGCCGCTCTTTCCATTAATTCTTTTACTTTCATAATTTTCCTTTACGATACATCGTCAACTAATGCTAAAACTTTCATAAAACAACTATTTTGATCCATATCAACATGAACAGACCCATTAAGAACTGATCCACCTTGCTTATATTTAAGAACCATGCAATCTCCTGGTTCAAGCTCTAGCCGATAATTGTCAGCAAAATCATTACCATCATTAGTTACAGACACTCTATCGTTAGCATGAGAAGTTAAATTAGTTGTTGCATTAATATTTAAGTGTTCTAAATAAATAATTCTAGGTTTGTCCGATGCACTTGGAGTAGATCCATCAGTATATGTTCCATGCGATGATGAAATTATATCAACATCACCATCACTTGTATATACTGCTACTTTAGGTGCATAAAACCATTTCCAAGTTCCAGTAGCACTTAAATTAGAAGTGTCAAAAGACATTTTACCACCTATTGTTTTTTGTATATCATGATGAATTACATCTTTTGCATCACCATCAGTATCCGCTGCTAATGTAACAATAGGTGTTACTGAAATTTTAGCTTTAAATTTATCGGTCATTAAGCAACATCTTCTATCATTGCTGCAACAGTACATCTAACTGAAGTACTACTATTAACTGTATCTGCTGTTCCAGCTGCTCTTGCTTGTCCTGTTATAATATGAATATCATCAAGCAATACTCCATTAACTCTACTCATCCATGCTTCTCCTGCAGCAACTTCAATAGCATCTACAGTATCATTAGCTGTGCTACCATTACCATCAAATGTTACATAAACACTATTTGTTGTAGTAGTTCCATTAATATCACTTGTGCCTGTATTTTTGATAAAAATAAACCAACATTTATCTTGATCACAATCAGCGAGACTATCATCTGTGTAAGTTAATGCAGCCCCATCAGCTTCATTAGGTCCATTTGTTTGATCTCCAGAAGCCCCTACTAAATCTGTAGCATTAGAACTGTCTGCAAATAATTCGTCACATGTAGCTGTTACAATTACATTTGGTGCATAAAACCAGTTATCATCACCATCTGCTGATGTAAAAGTTAAATCTCCACCAAGTGAACCTTTGATATTATGATGTATTACATCAATCGCATCAGCATCAGCATCACTGCCTGCAGCTATTTTTACTATAGGTGTAAAAGAAACAGCTCCTTGAGCTTTATTTTCACCTGCCATCATTTCCTCCTTGTTGTTCTTGTTGTGCAGGCATCATTAATTGAAAAGCTGTATTGTAATCTTGCTGTAATTTCATCATACGCTTTTCCATCCACCCGTACTTTAATTGATTTTTTTGTAATTTTACTGAATAATCCTGTATCTTGTTTGCAAAATTATCTGTATTTGATTTATTTGAATAAAAGACCTTTTGAACTTCAGACATATATTTTTCAAGATTATTTGCAAAATCTGTACTATTTTCAGTTAAATCGTTTTGAAATTTAGCAATATTTGCTTGAACTTCTGCTTGATACTTACTTAAATCATATCCTGATTCTACCTGATACTCTTGTATAGCTTTATTCACTACAACTTGATATTCTGATAAAGAACTAGATACTCTAGCATTTTCTTTTTGAATATCACTAGCATACTCTTGTAATTGCCCTTGATATTTTTGAGACCATTCATTAAATTCTTTATTAAAAACTTCCCCAGTCCATCTTTGAACTTCTGTATTAACTTGTTGAGCATAAGAATTTACTTCAGCAGCATATTTCTGTAAATATCTATCTTCTTTACCTTCATTTAACTGAGCAGTCGTTATGTCTCTTTGTAGTTTAGATTGATAAATAGTACTTTCTTTATTAAAAGAATTTAAACTATTTTGTATATCAGCTTGATACTGCTGTAATGCTAACTGATTTTCAGTTTGCCATAAAGTTAGTTCTTTTTGAAAATTATATTGATATTCTTGAACTTGTTTTTGAACATCTTGAGTATAAGCTTGAATTTCATTATTATATTTTTGTAATTTTTGAACATCATCTTGAGAGTTTAAATTAGCATTAGTTAAAGCTATATTTAAATCTTTCTGAAGAATAGCATTCTCTTTATTGAAATCTGCAATAGAATTTTCCACTCTTGTCTGATATTCTGTTAATCTTGCTGTAATTTCAGTAATTCTAGATTCCAACATTTCGCTATCTTCTTCAGTATTAATCCAGGTATCCGCATCGCTATAATCTAAACTACCCATAGTAGGGGCTGTATATGTAGGAGCAGTTATACTACCTTCACTAACTGTTGTATCTGATAATATAGGAGCAATTGGAATAGAACTAGATACACTTAAATCACTTATTGATGGAGTTGCAGTTATAGTAACTACAGGCTCACTATACTCTGGAGCAGTACTTGTGTCTGCTAAAATGCTACCTACTACAGTAGGTACTGAAGGTGCTGAAGGTAAACTCATAGAACTAATAGTTCCTAATGTTGGTATTGAAAATGTAGGCACTACAAAACTAGCAATGCTTCCAACTTCAGAAAAATCTATATCTACACCAGCAGGAGCTGGAGGCAATACAAATGAACTAGGTCCTGTAAATGTTGGTAAAGATAAAGAAATATTTTCAACAACTATATTATTTAAATCAGCAGGTAGATCATCATCTATTGCAGATAAAGCATTTTGTAAAGATTTTATAGCTGCATATGTTGCAACTAAATATTCATATTCATCAGGAAAATTTTCTATTGCACCATTATTATATTCATCCGAATTTATTAATCCTGTATCATAATGAACTTGAGTAACTACTATATCGTTATTTCCAGACCCACTAGCTTCTGGAACACAAATTAAAAGTCCATTTAATTCATAGTATCCTGGATTATATTTTGTTCTGTAATGTAAACTACTTGAATCAGTAGCATCATATCTATCAGAAGGATTTATCAAGTCACATTTTCTTAAAATAGAAGTACTATCATGTTCTCTCATAACTGTCAGTACTTGACCTGTTTTTACAACTGAATCAACAGCATTTGTTGTTTTAGTAAACTTAGGTATTTCACGAGGATTTAAAGATATAATTCTATTAACAACTTCTTTTAAACCATCTACTAAAAAAGTACTTAATTCGGTAGTGGTAGGTGAAGTTCCTATACTTAACCCTGTTAAACCTTCTATATGTTGTTGAAATGTTGCCATTTTCTCCTTTTTGTTAAGTTCCAAGAGCCCTTGTTAGGGAGGGGAAGCTCACCTGACCAAGGGCCCCTAGAAACTATTTATTTACTGCTTACTAACTATCAATTGCAGTACTGTGTGCAACTTCATGAACAACTGCGGTAACATACCACAAACTGCCATCTGTAAACACATCCCAGTAATCACCTTTTACTGACGCAGCTTCAATAGTAAAACCATCTGCTGAAGAAGTTCTAGCTGAAGAAGAATCGCCTCCTTCTAAAGAGAGTTCGTTGTAAACCATTACATCGTTATCTCCTCCAGAACTACCACCAGCTGTAGGTAAACCATAACCTAAAACAGAACAATCAACAGAACCTGATGTTTGTGTCATAAACTTACAATTCCATCCAGCAATATTACTAGATAATTGTGGTAAATTAACATCAAAAGCAGCTACAGATAAATCTATCATAAAGATTTTACCTGAATCTCCTGGTTCAAGTTGTTTAGTACTGTCTAGCTTTTCAACTGTCTGACCAGACCATGAAGGTGTATTTCCTAACTTAGTGTTAGCCATTATCTACCTCCTAAGCTATTCTAATTAATGAAACAGCTTCAGAACCTGATGCAGCATTAGTAACATGTACTGCAAATAAGCCAGAACCTGAACTAAATGCATCGTGTGTAGCATCATAATTTTCAATAACTACACCACCTACAAGAGTTACTCCTGTGCCTGCAACCATAGTACATGATTCATCCTCACCAGCTGTACCAGCATTAACAAAACACCACTGAAAAGTATCACCAGTAACACATTTGCTGTCACTAACTTTTACTTTCATTGCAGCTACTATTTGAGCAGCTGTAGGTGTTGTTATGTTTCTTGCAGCAGCAGGATCGCAAGTATGAATCATTGAATTAACCATGTCATGAGCTGTAAGTGTTAAATTACCAGCTAAAGTTCCATGGGCTTTAACGCTAGTATTATCTAACCAACCAATGCTACCATCAGCTTTATTTTGTCCATATAACGGATTTGCCATAATTTAACTCCTTATGTCCATAAAGCATGCGATTCGGGCATTTCCCATTGCATACCTGCTTCAGTTAGTATCATATCTACTCTACGGTCGACTCCTGAGTTCTCTAATGTCTGAACTCCTACGTATACTGAAGTATCTCTGTTTAATCCATTACCAACAAGTGGTCGATAAGCACAATGCTTCATATTAATACCAAGCATTTTAATTTGTGTACCATCTAAGTGGATGTTTCTAGCCACATTCATATCACCATAAGGTGTTGAGAATGTAGTAATATCTACACCAAACACTTTTTTCTTGCCAGTCATAGCGAAATCTGCTCTAAAGTTAGAAGAAATTTCTGCGTTATTTTTAAAGTATCCACCTAATTTGTGCATCCAGTTATAAACAGAAGTCGAAACAAAGAAAACTGTTGCTTGACTATTGTTGTATCGTGGATCTACATAATTAGATAAATCATCTAAGAAATCATCAGCTGTTTTAGTATTAGTATCTAAACTAAAAGCATTACCATACTGAGTAATAAAATCAACTGCACCTTGAGTGTAGTTAACTCCATCAGCATCAGTATACTGAGAACCAAATAATAATGATTGCTCAATATCGAATTTATGCTCAACTAACTTCTCTTTCCAAACTCTAGCCCACTCATTTGGCTCATACTTCAATATAGTAGCTCTAGACGTATTTGTCATTGCCATTGAAGTTTTCCAAATTTGAGTTAGACCATAGCCTGTAGAGTAAGGCTGATCTTTCCAAGTTTCTGGATAACCAGTACCTTCACCAAACGCTGTACCAACTACATAGCATCTTTTTCTTTCAAGATAATCTGCAATAGATTTGCCTGAAATATCAACAGCATCTATAGCATTATCATGATCTATGTAAGATAGTATTTCTGTTGCTACACCAGCAGCTAGCCCTTTTATAATAGTACATTTTAAGTTTGCAGCTTCTCCTACTGAAGAAGTGTCTACTGAAACTATTTTTGCAATAATATAATCTGTAGGCGCTGTTGCTACAGATGCATCTGCATCTGCCCAAGATGTACTATCTGCACTTGTTGAGTGAGGTATTTTGATTATTTGACCTGGTAAAAAGAATTGTGGTTGTGTACCACTTGCACCAGGTAAAACATCATTATTAGTATTACCGTATACATTCTGCAAATTACCTGCAGAAGCATAATCAGTAATCATTGTGAAATAATAAGTATCACCAGCATTTGCCTCGTCAGCAGTGATTAAAGCAGTTTTAGTACTACCATCTTGTGCTGAAGGTGCTGATGAACCGTGATTACAAACATATGCATAACGCTTATGCCACGAAGGTCTTTTCTCTGTGAACTTAAAAGAAGGATCATCAGTGGATTTTTTAGATGCTTTTGCAAGAAATCTAAAAAAAGGATCTTGAGCTATTGCTAACTCAGAAACCCTGTCGCCAAAGTTAAACTTTCTTCGAAGATCGCCAGTGTCTAGTCCCGTACCATGACGAGGACCAGAAGATACACCACTCGAGGATACCGTATCTGAATATGTCTCTAGACTAAATAAGTCTGCCATTGGACCATCTCCTTAATGTCGTTCCCTCAACTGCATATAAATATGCCTTCGGTTCAGACTAAGTTAAGCTCGGTAGATGGTCTTACCCATTCTAACCGAACAAATTATCTACATTTCCATCAAGGCCTAATATACCATCAAATAATTGATCATCTTTTGATTTATCAGCTGTGCCTTGATTGTTCGAATCGCTAGCAGTCGAAGGTATGTTTCTCACATTTTTCATCTGAGTTAACATATCTTGTTTAGTAGAATTGGCCACATTTTTATTCGCCTTATCTTTGTTTAAAAGATAATAGACATCATCAATGGTAAGTTTTCGAGATTTCGCCTCTTTCTTAAAAGCTTCAAAATCTTCTTTAGACATCTTATGCTTTTTAATAAATTGCGCTTCCATGCGTTTTTGAGCTATACTAGCTTGCATTTTAGCTGCATTTTGTTTTTCACGATTAAGAACAGAACCAACTCTTTTCTGAACCATTCCATCTATATGAGCATTCATTACTTTAGCAGAATCCGAATCAGGATTCTCCATAGCTTCTGTAGCGTCATACATAAAATCTTCAGGAAGATTTAGTTCTTCTTTAACGTTTTTAGCAGGCTGTCCACCATTTTTAAAGTATGATCTAACATGGTCTACTAAACCACTGTCGCGTTTCATTGCATCGAGAACAGGTACAAATGGTTTCAAATCTCTAAGCTGTTCATTCATCTTTACAGCCTCTCTACTTGAATCCGTATACCTTTTTTTATATGGATTGTTCTCATCATCCCAGTTCACATTAGAGCCTTGTGAATTTTCGTGGGTTACCTTATTGGAGCCACTATCACTTTGGGTTACTTCTGCGTTATCAACTTCCCCTTCTGCCACAATTCCATTAACGGAATTTTCTAATTGGCCAAAGAAATCGTTGGAGTCATCCATGGTTCTATCAACCATTTCCGAGTTACCTTGTGTTTCGTTTGACATATTTTCTCCTTTTTATCAAAAAAAAATTAGATTAATTTAATCACTTTCATTTGTATTTTCCAAATTATTTTTAAAATCATTTAAAGCAATTTGTGCTTGAGCATCAGTTTCTGTAACAATTTTCTGAGTATCAGTTTCAAGCTTCATTTGATTTTTTTGTAACTGATTTTTCATTTCAGATTGTAATACTTTTTGTTCAGCCTCTGTTTGTAAAGTTTCTTTATCCATATTAGCTTTTACTTCTTCTTTCTTTTTATTTATTTCAACAGCAGCCTGCATTACTTTATCTTTAATTCCAGCTTGAACTAATTGTCTTTCTAAAGTTTCAATAGTTCCACTTAAATCTTTAATTTGTTCTGCTTGTTGACCTAACTGCCCCTGCATTTGAGAATACATTGATTTTCTTTTAGCTATCTGCTCTTTATTTTTTATATCTGTTTCAGCAAGTAATGCTATATCATCAATAATTCCTAATTGCATTAGTTCTTTTAATTCTGCTACATATGCCCATCTATTTACAGGCAATGTTGAGCCAGCGACTATACGAACATCAAATTTAGCTGCCGAATAGTCCATAATCTTTCCTACCGCTTCCCCAAAATCATTATAAATTGGAATATTAATCTCCACTCTTCTTTGCTCTTGTAAAGCATTTGGTTGCACAATTCTGAATACTTTTTGTGCAGTGTAAACAGATTGTGTAAATTGTTTGACTAAAGTTCCTAACTGCTTGAGCGCAGGTTCTAAAGAATTTTGCATCCATTGTTTTATTCTCCTTGTTCCATATTCATCTAAGGCTAACATGCCTCTATAAGTTTCGTTTGCCGCTCCTGAATCTCCCATCATAGAGCTATAAATTCCTGCTAAATATTCCATATCACCTTTTGCTTCTTGAACAATATTAAAAAATGCACTATTTAAAGGTGCAGGTTGAACTGGTGTTGGAGGTGCTGCTCCAGGTCTAATAGGTAATAATGCTCCTGGTGAACTAGAGTATCTTTCCCAATAATCTGTATCAATACTCCCCTCTTCATGCATCCATCTTAAACTACTTCCAAGAGATGCATTATGCACAAGTATTTGATGTGATTTATTTATCTCTCTTTGTTTTCCTACTAAAGGAGATACTGCTGATATTGGAAAAGGTGTCCCTGTCCATTTAAAGTGAAAAGGCACAATAGGATATTCTGTAATATTATCAGGTAATACTTTTGAATAAAGAGTTTTATCTCCAACTACGCAAAATAACTTTATTCTTGTTCCATAGAATTGAACAAAATCAACTAAGCTCTTTTTAAAATTTGGATCCTCTTTTATAAGTTTAAACTCTTTTTCAGTAATAATAGTATTTTCTACAACACTTGCTTTTTCTTTTAATTCAGCCATCATAGATTGAGAAGCCTGTTCAAGTTCTTGTTGCATTGCTTTTTGCATATTAGCTATTTCAAGTTCATATCTTTCAGGTATCATTTTACCTTCCTGAACAGCCATCTGCATTGCTTTTTGTTGCTCTAAAAATTCTACTTGTTTTTCAGCTTGTAGTTGTTGCATAGCCTCTTCAACCTGAGCTCTTAATTGATCAATAACTTCTGGATCTAATTGTTGTCTATAGAAAACATTCATATAAGATATTTTTACTTTTTCATAATGTTCATAAAGTTCAATCAAATCATCATGTTCACCTTCTAATGTTACAGATTCATTTGAATCAATATCTTTATAAGAAAAATCTTTTCTTTCAGCTCCAGTTGCTTTTTCTGTATAATCATAATCACTATCTTCTATACTACTAGCTTTTTTAATCTTACTTTTATGTTCAGGGAATAATGTATATAAATGTTCTTTAGGTAATATCTTTCTTATAGTAATATAATTAGCATCTCTAAACAACATATCTCTAGATTTAGGATCTACAAACACATCAAAAGGTTCTGGGTTTTTAATAACTACTTCACCCATTCCATTATCAGCATCTCTATCTACATTAACTAAAAGATAACCAATTGATTTTGTTATAGAATCATTAATTGCATTAGCATATAATGTAGAACCATCAGAATGGTCCCAAATATAATCAGACATATCAGAAAATACAGCAGCAACATCTACATCAGAACCCTCAGCGCCAATTGCTTGCCATCTAGGTTTATTAGAAGTAGCATAAAAGTTTAACATTTCTACAACAGGCATTATTCTGTTAATAGTAAATGTAGGCATACCTTGTTCTTCTAAAGATATTCTCTCATCTTCGGTTAATTGATTGTCATGAGCAAAATCATAACCCTTTTGGTTAACATACTCCCAATGGGTTCTAGAAGAACTATTTGCTAAATCAAATATATTCTTTATTCGTTGTGCTGTTTTATCTATTCTTTTTGCCATTACTTCCCTTGTTTTAAGATTTCTTTTCCAACCATAAATTCACTGCCATTCCAATGGCTAGTTCCTTTAGGTGCTTTTTTATGCTTTTTCCCAACGGGATGAGCTGTACCTTCATAAGGTCATATATGCATTTTAGGTTTTTTCATACTAATAACCTAACTTATCAGACATTGAATTACCTTGTGGGAAAACTCCTTTTTGAAGCCTATTTTGTTTAGGCTGCATTCTTTGGAAATTTCCTGCTGTTGGTCTACCCATAACTCTAGATCCGCCACTTCCTGGCTTACGTAAATTAACATTTGGAAGTCCAGCTGGTCTTCTTCCAGAAGCAAATCTAGGATCTCTAGTAGAACCCATATTATTATTACCTTGATTCCCGCCAAAAGGAATATTATTATCTGAAGGCTTAATATATCTAGGGTCTTGATTTAAATTCCCCATATTATTATTCATTCCACCTTGTCCCCCACGAGGAGTTAAATTATTAGATGGAGTTACTTGTCTAGGGTCTTGATTAAATCTATTACGAAGTCCCATATTCATTCCTGAATTTCCTCCAGCTGGCATAATATTATTGCCAGGAGCAATTTGTTGTGGTCCTCTGGGAGCGAATCTAGGATTTCCAGCCCTTCTTCTACCCATATTATTGTTCATTCCTGAGTTTCCCCCCGCTGGCATAGGTCTACGACCTCTTCTATTAAATGCCATGGTTTCTCCTTAAGCTACGACCCAGCTTTTTGCACTAGGTCTATGTTTTTTCCAAATACCTACTTTATTTTTCTTCATAGATTTAGGTGGATGTGCGTGCTTACATGCATAAGCTAACGCATCTATTGTATCGTCATGTCCCATTCTAGGACCAAATGTATAAATTTCATGTTGTAAATCATATTGATCTTTTCTAACAAACATACTTCTTATTGCAAATCTTTGAGCTAACACTTCTTGTATTCTATCCCTTTTACTCATTCTATTTCCTGGCTTTTCAGCAACATATTTAACACTAAAATCATTCCTTCTTCTCATTTCCGCAATAAGCGACTGAAATACTGGCTTAGACATTGCGGTATCCTCAATAGTAAAGAGAGAAGGTTTGTAAATTTTTTGGTAATCAAACAAATGATCCACGATACCTTTTTTGCCATCTCCAGGAATCCCAAGCACAGGTAATGACCTGTTACGAATATAGTCAAGCACATAGCAATTATTGTCACCATCAACAGCGACAACGAGGATAACACTAAAGTCAGTATCTCTTCTGGCACTATCCGTAGCTGGGTCAACCCCCGCAAAGACGTTAACAGGTTTTTCAGTTCCATCTTCAAGTGTAATATAGCTAATCCCAGTATCCTCATCATGTTTAAACCTCCCATCCCAAAATTGTACATGTTCTCTAGTAAAAATTGCATCTTCTGCATTTTGTACTTCCATCATATACTCTTGATAAAACTTTTGTGGCTGACCTGAATCTGCATAAAACTTCTTCTTACGTTCCATTTCCTTCATTCCAAACCAACCAGGCCACAATGAAGTTCCATCAGGCTGTAACGCTTTATAACTTATTACATGCCAACTATATTTTTCACCTTGCTTTTCAGCTTTTTCTTTACCCACAAGTATATTTTGTATAAAGGAGTCAAAGTGAACAGGAGTTCCATTAATCCTAAGCCTACCCGTATGTGGCTCAAGAGCAGGGAACACAACTGCGGTAACAAGATTCGCAATTTTAGCCCTAGACTCTTGTGTAATGGTATTATTTTCATCTTCAAAATCGTCAAGAACGATGAGGTCGTATCTTTTATGAAGTTTTGCTCCACCTCTAATTCCTGAAAGATTTGATTTCGATATAAGTTTACATCCATTTGTTAGCTCTATATCGTCTTCTGTCCATTTTTTACCTTTTAAATTACCGAAATAATACGAAACTTTTTCATTAAACTCCAAATGATATTTTATATAATCTAAATTTGGCACACTAATTTTAGACGAAGCAGCAACCCAACCATAAAATAAAGGGCCTGTTGCAAAACAGAAATCTTTCATAATACTACATTTAGTAAGAACTGTTTTTCCATGTCCTCTGGGCAATATTACTGCCAATTGCCTTTTATCCATATCAGAAATAGCATCTGCTACCTCATAATGAAAAAAAGGAGTTTCACTCCTCATAAAGTCATCTGCTAAAAATAATTTACCAAATGCAATCATATCTTTTGAAGCTAACTGAAGGGCCTCTTCTGCCTTACTTACATTTTCTTTATTTATATTAAAATTATATTTAGACATTAATACCTAAATGGATTTTCAATTTGACCTGATTTAAGTTGATAAGATTCATCATCTGATTTATGAGAATAAACTTCACCTTCAAAAAAAGCAAACTTATCACTTTGAGGATTAAACCTATAAACATTTGCTTTTTGATTACCAGCAGACATGTTTTCTAAATTTTCCCAAGTCCAAAATCTAGTATTTATACCATGAGGCTGAAATGAATCTTGTGCATGCATAGTCATATTACCAGAACCAAATAATATTCCTTTTTCTGTAACATCTAAAACAACCATAGAATGTTTACAAGACTCATTTCCTTCTCCACGACATCTATCTGGATGGTTTATTGGTAGCCAAGCTTCAAAACTGCCAAATATAATCCAATCACCTGGTTGTGCATTTTTTACTTTACTAATATTTCCGCTAGCAACTGTATCCCAGTGCTTATAAGAATCATCACCTTTTTTTCTTCCTGCAAGTGCATCAATAATATAATCATTACTACTTGCCCACTTCCCTGCAGCCATATCCCAAGGTAAATAGTTTACCATACCTGCTCCTGTATATACAGCACAAGCTGTATCTGCACAAACGGATTCTCTTCTACCTCCACCCATTACAGTATAATTTATTTCTTCAGGGTCTGCACTAGGGTCACGAGTACCTGAAACTCCAGCTCTATCTGTAAAAGCTTGTATAATTTCATTGGCATAAGGGCTTGCTTCAGACATATTTGCTGTACTTGTTCCATACATTTCATTAGCTACTAATCCTTCAACATACTGTCTCATATCATCAGCATTATATTTTATATTATTATCTTTGAGACCTTGCAGATACTGCACCATTGGTTCATAGAAAATATTTGTTTTTACATTATTAAGTTCATTAGGGTTACCTCGTAACTGCCAAAAATCACCAAAAACATCACTTGCTATTGCTGTAATATCTTGGCTATTAAATTCAGTAACATCATGAAGTGAACTAACTGGATAACTTCCACCAAAGTGAAGTTCATTTTCATATCTAGTATCATTACTTCCAATACCAAGCCAATTCCCAACTTCACCTAAAAGCTGGTTCCACAAATCCTCAGCTCTAGCTGCTTCAGCTGCTTCAGCTGCTGCTTGAGCAATTGAAGATACAGGTCTTCTATGTCTAGTAGGCATTAATATTTACCCTTATTTCCTTTTTGAAAACTTTTCATTTCATCTGGCGTCATACTTCCTTCAACAACTCTATCTATGATATTTAATACTTGAGCTTGAGGTAACATAGCTTTACCAACAGGTGAATTAATAATATCAAATACTTGATCTGCTGATTTTCTTTGAAAGTTTTCACCAACAGACCCAGTATCTTTAACACTTTTCCATGAATCATAAATATTAACTTGACTACTAAGCCACTGGCTATATTCTTCAGGAGATGAAGTTGCCCTAACCTTCCACATTTGTGCAAATTTACTTATTTCATCATTAGTTGCTTTACGTCCAATTACATCAGTAAAGTAATCACCAATAGCTTGCCAATCTTTTGGATGCCACTGACTAGCCCCTGTAGTTCCATATGCAGTTTCAGAATGTATACCTTTAGTCTTATCCCATGTACCACTCTCCCATGTTTGAGCCCATTCGTCTTCTGTTATAAAGTAATCATCAAGATTAGCACTATCATAATTTATTAACATTTCATCAGTTATACCCTGAGGGCTTCCCAAAATAAAAGCTAACTCTATTTTATTAATACGATCCTGCTCATCACTTCTACCTTCATTTCTTTCGTAATATCCATGATCTACTCCTACCATATTATTCTCCTATCTCTTTTGGTCTTTTTGCTTCCACTAAGTGCTTATCTGCAAAACCTTGAAATAGTGCCCCAGATACTTGAGTAACTGTAGTCTTATTTTTGTCCTCCAAGTCCATTATATCAGATAGTTTAAATAGTGCTTTTAATCTAGTCTCATCTTTTTCAGATGACATTGCGATTGTGTTTATGTTTTTTAAAATACTTGTTTCATTTATACCTAATTCTTCTAAAACAGGCTTTAATTCTTCTTTCATAGCAGTCATTATCCTTTTTGTTTTAACGAGCTGTGCTGATTTTTGTTTAGCGTATCCAGGGCTATTCGTAGGAAATGCCTTCATATAAGCATCCTGCGGAGATAACCCTGATACAATATATCCAACAAATAGATGTTCGTGCTTACTTAGTACGGTCCGATCTAGCAGAACGTCTGCAGAACTCTTATTCCCTCCAAAGGAATAAATATTGAGTCTGCGCGAAGTGTCCATCTTCGCCTTGGAGGTTACTGGAAATGTCCCAGTGCACGTGCCAACGTATTCCCTAACCTTGTTCCGCCCTTTCGGCACAACCATCTGTCCCTTGCGCAAAATCTGTATAAAGCACCCATCATCAGCTTTAACCCAATCACCTACCTTACCACTGCGCCAGTCACCTGCGATTGTTATACTGCTAGGTACTTCATCTATATCATCAAATACTGTATGCTCTATTCTATTTACTTTATATACTCTCATAATAACAAAGCCTCCGCCAAGGAGGCGCTAGGAATCAAGCCTTAGCATATTCCTTTCCTTCCATTATAGCAAGCATATCTTCGCTAGTTATATTAGATACATCATCTAAAGATTCAACTTTTACTTCTTCTTCTGTTATAATCTCTTCCTGTATCCATTCTACAGTATCAGTACTTTCATCATATTTTATAGTAAGTATGTACTTTTTCATATTGAAATTTATTAAATGGATTATTTAAAAACAACAATTATTTTAATCGACTTTTAAAAATTGTAGCATTTTGGTATGCGGCTATATACTCGTCCCCCGCCCCCCTTCGGGGGTTTTTCAAATTTACTTTTTAGTTATTTTTCATTTAGAATTTTTCGTTAACAAACAAAAGGAGATGTTATGGACAACATCAAGGAAAAGATACTCGCAATTATCTTGCGAGGCATGGAAGCACAGACTAACTGTGGAATACAAGCCATGCAAATGCAGGCTATTAAGGGCAGGATGCCTAACTGGCAAGCACAATCATTTATGGCTAATAACAACCAAACGTTGTTAGGGTTCGGGCTACAAGCACCCCATATATTAAATGGGACACAACCTCCGCAACAGGGTAACAGTGAGTTAGCCCAGCTAATTGAATTAGCAAAGTCTCAAGATAAAGGATCTAGTAAGACTGATAAGAAACTAGGTTATCTATCTAATGATATTAAGAACCTTACTGCAAGTGTTAAATCACTGGTTGATGAGCTTAAACCTCCAACTAAGTAAGATTCTCTCGTAATTGGGGGCTTCGGTCCCCTTTTACCTTTTAAAAACTAAAACTATTATTATTATTCACTAATACAGGCAAATATAGTGATATAGACTCCTGATATAGTGTGCGTGTGTGTATAATATATATATAAACTTATACCACACTTATATGTTTTCTCCTAACCAATTAACGCCTAGTGTAAAAGCTAGGCAGAAAGGCATAGTCATGATAGATTATGGATCAAAGGTTGTTGGCACCTCACTAAGCCAATGTGTTAGTGATGTTCTATTAAAGAATGTCAAAATTGATGATGTTGTAATAATATATACTAATACAGCAATGCATCGTTTTAATCATCTAGATAGTGTTGTAGAGAGTTATAGCAAGGATAGATGGTGTGGACATAGTGTACATGTATGTAGAGCAGTAGTTGAATACTTTTTATTTAGAGGTATGATACAACAAGAAAGAATAGGTAATGGTCTAGTTTATGGGTCATATCCTGATTCTAATCAAACATGGTACAATTTAAATGATTTAAGTGATGAATTTAGAAGTTCATTGATAACAGTCTTTCAAGGTAATGATGTTATGAAGAGTGAGAATGATATTCCTCGTTCTGATAAAGAACACAATATTAATGAAAGAAATAGGTTGAATAGCATAATAGATGCTAATTGTACATTATACCATAATTTACATATGGAGGGTAAGTAAATGAATGATATTTACAGTGCTACATTATTATTCCCAGATGGACATAGAGAAGTCTGGGAAAGAACTATTTATAATTATGAAGATGCATTCGGTGCATCATTTATGTTGGCTATCATAAGGTCTAAAGATATTAGAGTGATAGATGAAACTAATAGTGGTCTATTATGGTATCCAGGTAAAGGGAGGTATGTTAGATGATAAAGTATTTAATAATATTCTCTTCTCTTCTAGTTGCACAGCCTTTATTTCCAGACAAGTTAGTAGAGGCTGCTGTAACACAAACTAAAACACACGTTACTTATGATGGTAGTTATTATGCTATTGACTATCCTAATGGTGACATACCAAGACATATTGGTGTATGTACTGATGTTATAATCAGAGCATATCGTGATTGTTGTGGAATAGATTTACAACAAATAATACATGAAGATATACTTAATAATATAGATGACTATGATATACCTGTTGAGGTAGATAGTAATATAGATCATAGAAGAGTCAAGAATTTAATGGTATTCTTTGAGAAAGTAGGTGTTAGTAGAAGTATTAGACCTATTAAAACATTATATCATCCAGGTGATATAGTAACTTGGAACTTATATAAAGATACATTGCCACACATAGGCATAGTAAGTTATCAACGTAATGATGATGGAGTACCACTTATAATACATAATGCTGGTGGTGGTGTAGTTATTGAAGACATCCTGTTTAAGTTTAACATTACAGGACATTATAAATACATGGGCCAAAGGAGGTTAATTAAATGAGTTTCTTATTTGATTTTATATATGTTGTAGAGAGTTCTATAACAATAATATTAAAATGTTATTTAATCGTAATTGCTGCTAGATACCTAAGAGGTGGAAGGTGGCCTAAATTTCAACTTACAAGGAGATAATATGTTAAATCCTACTCAATTAACACTTGATACTACTATAATGCAGTCAAAGACTGTTGGTAATATAATTAGAATATTAAAAGATGCTAGGGCTACTAATAACAAAGCAGTTATTATAAGCTCTTTGGACTTTATATTTGAAAAGAGAGATGAAGCTGTCAGCAAATATAGCAGACAAGCTCCAAACAAAGGTAAGAACAGAACGACTGTTGAGTCTAGAATAAAATACATAGAAAGGGGTGAAGATGATATTTAATTGGTTTAAACTAATATTATTAACATTCGCTACAGGTATTACATTCATTGCAGCGTTAACTATTTTATATAAACTATTTATATAGGAGAACTTACCATGGAAGAAGAAGAGTACATTGAAACTTATGATACAGCTAAAGATGACATGAGTGATTCTTTTGATGTATTGTATATATAATTTATAACTTAAATGCACCTCAATTTTCCTTTGTAGAGATAGTAAGATAACTAACAATAAACAAAGGAGGTGGTTATGAATTATATTCGTGATAGTAGTAGTGTGAGGTAACACTCATGCTACTTACTGTCCTATTTAACAAAAATTTAGATTTAGGAGTTATGATACAGGATTGATCCCCTGTTGATTAACGTTGTGAAACCTGTAGATTGTCTTGATAAAGGGCATGCAGGTAGACTGTTAGAGGTAGTGCTCGCTATAATGTCTAGGGATATTATAGAACTAGTAGAAGCTAGAACAGTTGTTGTCTCAATAAAAAAGATAAAGGGCTACCTTTATCCAATGGATATATCATGCTTAGAAATAGGCACTGTGTTGTACGGTTAGCAGGACTAACATTAGCAGCAGGATATATTACTTAATCCAGTGTATAACTAGCACTATATGCCGACCTATCGGAGCACCCAGCTCTAATGGAGATAGGAATAGTATATGATGTCACCGTCATGGATGAAACATTGCCAATGCTAATATGAGAACATGCGGGTCGCCTAAGTCCCGTCACAACCTAATAATTTTAACCTACTAATCAAGGAGATTTTATGAACCAATATACGTGCTGCTTTTGTGGCAATAAAAATCAAGGTCATGGACATAATCCAGAACCTTTAGGAGCATCCTATGATAGATGTTGTGATGATTGTAATACAATATTTGTAATGGCTGCTAGATTTACAGGTATAGACTGTATGAAAAGACAAATTATTTATTTAAATGAAATGGAAGCAGATAATGATTTGCCAATGCATATAATAACCAAGAAAGATGAAGTTTGGGAATATTTATATGATTGTAGAGATTTAGAAGATGAAGCTTTTGATGAAAATATCTTAGAATATAGAAGAAAAGAAAGAGAGGCTGATATAGAAGAAGAAGTTAATATAGAAGAGCCTTTAAATCCATCAGAAATGCAAAGAGCATTGCAAGCAGCATATGATAATGCTATAAAGAATGAAGCATATGAAGCTGCTTCTATAATATGGAATAGATTGCAAGAGTTAAAAAGTTGATTGGTAGGAGATCAATTGGTCTATAGAAGCGTGACAACAACCGCTTAAAACAGCTATAGATCTTATATTCACCCGTCATTGATACCGAATAAGGTGAAGAAGAGCCCGCGTAAGGCATACTTGTGGTGGGTGAATATATACTTTATAAATTAAAAAAGGAGTAATTATGGGATTTGACTTAAGTGGAATTAATCCACAAATAAATAAACCTGAAACTGACTACAAATACTATAAAGAAGATGTTTGGGCACATGATTTGCCTGAAAAAGATAGAAAAAAATACTTTAAAGAGATGAATGAGTATCACGAAGCTAATCCTGGAGTATACTTTCGCAACAATGTATGGTGGTGGAGACCATTGTGGAACTTTGTTTGTGATAAATGTTCAGATATATTAACTGAAGATGACTTTCAAGCTGGTGGATATAATGATGGATGGGAAATATCTCCTAAAAAAGCCTATAAATTAGGTATAAAACTTAAAAAATTGATTGAAGATGGAGATGTTGACTCATATGAAAAAGATTATAAGAAACATCGAGAAGAATTAGCTGAATCTGAAGATGAAGATGTAAAATTCTTATCAAATTATCCATTTTCTAAAGATAATGTAGATTCTTTTGCTGATTTTTGTCTACAATCAGGAGGATTTGTAATATGTTAACATTTTTACCAGTAAGAACTGAAGAAGAAATTATAATGGAACTTCATCATGTAAGAAATGATATTGCTCTATTAAAAATAAGACAAAATAAACTAATAGATGAATTAGTAGAAACTAAAGGAGGTAGTAATGCCAAAGAAGACAAGTAAAACTAAAGAAAAAGCACCTGATCATGAATTAGATGCGTTAAAAAACTTAAGTGAAACTATAGAAATAGTTAAAACAATGCAAGAAAATATGTTAGTAATGGATAAAAACATTCAATATGCATGTGATAAAATAGAAGAAATAGAGAGTATAGTTTCTACTGTTAAAGGAAGGATGGGTTTATAATGGAAATACCAGTATGGGTTTATTATTTAGGTATTTTCTTAATAAGTGCCACAATATGGTATTATATAGTGAAATGGTGGTTATAATGGATATAGGTGAAGTAGAAAGAAATAATGCTGTATTAAGAAAAACTATAACTTATGTCAGTGGAGACATTAAAACCATAGTAGAAAAACAAATAAAACATAACCTGAACAGAATTGATAGATTCTTTGATGAATTAGAAAGAGAATATCAATCAACTAAAGAATATGAACAAGGAGGTGCTTAAATGGCAACTAAAACAATAAAATTTCTTCAAGGTGGCGGCTTTGTAGAAAGACAAACTAACGCTGATACTGTTGAGCAATTAAGAAATGAATTTCCAGATGATATAACTGCAAGTTCATCTGTTGCTGTTAACGGTGTATCTGTAACTAACACTCATGCTATTGCAGAGGGTGATATTGTTGCAGCTGTTAATAATAATAAGTCTGGCGGTGACCAGTAATTATTAATTTATAACTTATAGGGCTGTAGTGACAGGCGAGTAAGAAGAGCCTCATGGGCAAGTCCCGTGGACGAACTTACTAACGAGGGTCAATCAGCCCTATATTAACTTTTAACCTTGGAGGGTTTATGAATAATTATGAAATAGTATATGTTGATGAACAAGATATTGGACAAGCTATAGATTTTATAGATATAGATTCTATGGCTAATCACATCTATTTTGGCCCACAAGCTGAAATAATGGAAAAACTGACTAGATTTAATAACAGTAATAACTGTAATCTAAGTGTTACTAAGACATTTAGATGGTCACCTGGTACTTATGATAAAATAGCTGAAATGATGATGAGAAGAGTAGGCTTGAGAAGAAGAGCATCTGGTATGTATAATTACTTGTCTAGAGAAGAATATTATTGGACTTCAGGAAGAAATTATATACAAAATGACTTAAGAGAAATGGATAGAATAATTAGTGAATTAAGATATGATGGAGTACAATGGTTAGAAGATCCAAGTGTATTAGTTGAGAGAAGAGAATCATTTAAAAATCATATATGTGAAAAATTTGAAGCTTTTCTTGAACTGATAAGTAAAATGGATAAAATAACTGTATTAAATGTATTATTACAACAAGATGGAAGCTCTAGTTTAAGAAGCTATAAATTAGTTATAAATCTATGTTTGCATCCAGGTGAAATACAGATATATAATGCTAATAGAGGAGGTACTCCAACACATGTGCAAAATTTACCAGCAGAGATGGATTTGTTAATTAAATTAGAATTATATCCATTGCAAATGATGTTAAACACACGTTATAATAGATTTAATATCCATAGTTATGGAAGAGCAGAATCTTATGATGATAGAGGTATATTAAATTTTCCTTATATATCTAGAAGACATAGACATAGTGATACTGAAGGATGGGGGACTATCTGTTATGGTGATGATTCTACTGATATTAATAATGCATTGAATAATTTTGAATTACCTGCATATGCTATGTTATTAATAAACTGGATGGGTAGATATACTCAAAATACTAACCCATATAATAATATTAAAACACTATACCATGGTGAACCTAAATGGTTAACTGATGATTATAGAGCTATATTCGGTACAAATAATTGGGATGCATGTAATTACCAACCTTCTGGACATGATGATTATTGTGATACTAATGAATGTGCATTAAGACATCAATGTGAGTATTATAAACAAGCATATCCAGAACCAGTATCACCAGAACAAGCTGAACAATTAACTTTGCAATGGGCTACTAGAATGGGTGGAGTTGGTGCTAATGCTAATCAACCACAAGGTGATCGTGAACAAGATCATTATGTGAATGAGACTGGAATTGATCCAGGAGCTCTTAGAGAAGAACTTGAAAGACAAGCAGAAGAAGAACGTATCAATGCTGCAATGGATGCTGATGAATTAGCTGAATTAGATGCATATGTAAGAGATTCACAAGAAAACCCAGAACCAAATAACTTAGAGGAGGAATAATGGAAGTTTATATAGATAAAGAATGTTGGGATAAGATAATAAATTATGCCAAAGCTGCTTATCATACTGAAAAGTGTGAGATAGGCGGTATGTCAGTTGTAATACAGGATGAAGATGGTGATTGGACTATTCAAGAGCCTGTAATACTAAAACAAGAGATAGGCAGCACTACTTGTGACCTAGATAAAGAGGAATTAGCCAAATACTACACACAAATGGCTGTAAAATACAAGGATACTAACTTTAGATTCTGTTGGTGGCATAGTCATCATACAATGAAAGCTTTCTGGAGCGGTACAGATCTATCTAGTATAGAAGAATATGGTGAAGGAGAGTCAGATTTAAGCTTTGCTCTTGTAGTAAACCTTAAAGAAGAGTATAAATGCAGAGTTTCTGTATGGAAACCAGTAGAAATACATCAAGATGTTGAACTAAATATTATTGGTAAAGATAATGAAATAGAAATACCTCTTGATATAGTTACTGAAGTTAAAGCTAAATGTGAAACTAGAACATACAAAGGTATAAGCTCTTATCAATCTGGTGGAGCTAGGTTACAATCTAAAGGAAATCAATTAACTTTAGGTGATTCTAGCTTAAATGGTAAAAGTTATAATTGGGCTGATTATAAACTAACAGAAGATGATCTAATGAATGTTCCAAGTGAGCAAGAAATAGCTAATTTTGAGGCTAAATATGAGTATGCATGTATGAAAGCTCAAGAATTTCTACATCAAGTAACAATTGGTGACTGGTCTATGCATAAATTCAAGAAAGCAATCAGAGAAACTAACAAGCAAATAGATAAATATGGTGTTCAAATAGAAGAATTGAACAAAAAAGAGTTAGAAGAGTTTGTAGAAATGGAATCAGCTCCATATGAACTTGTAGCTTGTGATGCTAAATTCTCTGATATTGCTGATGCAATGATGGAACTTCATTCTTATAATGGAGGATACATGCTATGAGAAACTTGAGAAGTCAGGATATAGCTGATATATCTGATGTAGGATTCCATATTGTAGGTTGCGGGGCTATTGGAAGCTCCGTAGCCACACAATTAGCTAGATTAGGTGCTAATAAATTCTATTTGTATGATTTTGATAAAGTAGGAATAGAAAATGTTGGTGTTAGTCAATATATAGATGAAGATATTGGTAAATCTAAAGTGGATGCCTTATACACACACATTAAAAAAATAGAATGCTCTATTGAAGTTAAACCTACAAATAATAAGTTTGAACGTTATCTAGGAACTAAGGATGATATATTGATACTTGGACTAGATAGTATGTCTGCTCGTATGGAAATAGTAAAATTATTAGCAGAATGTCCTATTAAACCAGCATTTGTTATTGATGGTAGAATGGGAGCTGAACAATATCAACAGTATATATATGATAATATAACTGTTAACAAATATGAGAAGAATTGGTATTCTGATGAAGACGCTGATTCTGAACCATGCACACGAAAGGCTACAAGTTACTGTTCTAATATGAGTGGTAGCTTTATATCAAATTCTATTAAGAATCTGGTTATGAAACAACCTTACTTCAAAGAAATTATTTTCAATTTCTCAACATTAATACTTGATAAAAAGAAATTAGTTTCTTAAATTCTAAGCCCTTCATTCGAGGGGTATCTTATATAGCACACTGAGCAGGGTAGTAACCCCTATTCTACCCTGTTCTTAATTTAAAAAAAGGAGGAAGCTCGTGACAAATATCGATGTTTCGAAACAAAATGGCATTGCTAAAACTGTATTAGAAGCAAAAGCCAAAAATGAGGCAGAAGAGAAATCTTTTGATCAAGCGCATGATAGAAGATCTGATGAATGGAAATCACCTGAAATAGATAAGTTAGCTGAAGCATTAGCTAAAGCTCAATCTGAAATGGAAGGTGCAAAAAAAGATAGTAAGAATCCATTCTTTAATTCTAATTATGCTGACTTACATGCAGTTATTAAATCTTCATTTCCACATTTATCTAAACATGGTTTATCTGTGACTCAAGGTAATGAAATGATAATGGGTGCTGTATGCGTAACAACAACACTAATGCACACTTCTGGACAATGGATAAGATCTAAAGTAAAACTTCCATTAGAGAAGAAAAATGCTCAAGGTGTAGGGTCTGCTATTACATATGGCAGAAGATATGGATTATCAGCAATAGTAGGTATCGCTCAATATGATGACGATGCACAATCAATTTCTTAAAGGAGAAAACATGAGAACAATGACAATTAAATCAGGTGGAGGAAATAACCAATACTCTACAGGATGGCATGAACTAATAATTTCAAAAGCTAAATATAATGAATGGAATGGAAGTAAATGTTTGGATATATACTTTGATGAATATCCAGAAAATTTTAACATGAGAATATTTGCTAAAAATGGACAAGATGGAGAAGAGTTTGCTATAGGGCAAGTATATAGATTTGCTAATGCAGGGATAAGTAGTGCATTAGAAGGTCCTGATGGTAGTAAAGTTGTCAAAATGGATGATAGTGAAGAAGCTTTATTAGGCAAAAAAGTTAATGTTTATTTCTATAAAGATGGTAAATATTCAAGACCATTAGCTAAAGTTGCACCAACAGAATTTCAAAATGTTGTTGAAACATTTAGTAAAGATGATGTTGATTATTGGAAAGGTAGAGCAGAATCTTTCTTTGAAGAATTTGTTAAACCTAAACTTAATAAATCAGAAGAATCAGTATCTTCTGAGTCCTCCGAGAGTGACGATATACCCTTTTAGTGAGTAGGTAGTCGTTAATTATAGGGAGGCAACAACTGGTCCTGTAAGTCCTATGACCTTAACAGGTAAATGTAGGCAAAAGGAATATGTGAGTCTCCCTATATAAAGGAGGATATATGAGAGCAACAGAATTTATGCATTACATTAATATTAGCCCTAAAGATTTAAAATTAGGGCATAACTTGAGAGGAGATGATTATACCCACATGACAATAAGAATGAAAGTAAAAAGAGCAAGGTATGAGCATCAAACTGAACTTAGAAAGCAGGAAAGGGAACAAAAGAAATCTGCTGAAGAAATTAGAAAGTATTTTAGGAGGAAAAAGAAATGACAGAACTATATAAAGAGTTCGCATTAGGAGTTAGTAATAGACATAACTTTCAATCAACAGACAAAATTCATGAATGGACAGGTACAGATAGTGATGCATTTATGTCTTTATATGATTATGATAATTATGTAGTAGAATTTTATGCTAAAAATAAATCTTTATCAGGATATGATGGATTGATATATATGCCTGATGAGTTTATATTAGATGTAGATGGTGAAAGTGTATGGGAAGCAGCACAAAAAACTGCAGGATTACTTGTACGCTTAGATGAACTATTTGTTCCATATTATATATACTTTAGTGGCAGAGGCTTTCATATACATATATCAGAAACAGCATTTAAATGGAAACCTAGTAAGAATTTACATATAAGAGTAAAAGAAGAGCTTACAAAACATGGTATATTTGAATTTGCTGACCCATCTGTTACTGATAAATCAAGATTAATACGTATACCAAATACTAAAAATACTAAATCTGGGTTATGGAAAGTACCATTTCCACAAAAAGCATTATATGAAAATAGTGTCTTAGAAAGAACTATAAATAAATGGTGCGCTGAACCAAAAACAATAGATTTAGACTACAGTTTAGAATGCGGTAAAGAAGTTTTTGATGTGCTAGATAAAGAAAAGCCTAAAGAAAAAATATCTATAAAAGTTAAAGATACTAGAGACCCTGTAAATACTACATGTATACAGAAAATGATGGAAGGTGCACCAAAAGGTAAACGACATATGGTAGCTTTAAGGTTAGCATCTCATTTAAGATGGAACTTTACAGAAGATATTGTTAGACTTATTATGGAAAATTGGAGACAAAAAGTAAGTATAGATGATGAAGTATTTAAACCTGAAGAAATGGAAGGTATAATAGAAGGCTGTTATACTGGACATGATGGACAAGGTTATAGATATGGTGCTGATGACCCAGTTATTAAATTTTATTGTGATGCCAAATGTAGCTTACATAGAGGTATAAAAGGTGAAAATATGATGGATTCTAGTAGTATGGAAAATGAATTAATTAATTTCTATGCTCAAGATTTAGAACCATTAAACCTAGGTGAACCTTATGGTCAAAGCTTTCCTGTTTATCCAGGTGAAACTGTTATAATACAAGCTCCACCAGCCAGTATGAAGACTATGTTACTTCAAAATTGGGTGAATTATTTCAAAAGACCAACATATTTTGTTGAAATGGAAATGTCACCAAGACAAATATGGTCTAGATTTGTACAAATTGAAATGGGATGGGATGAAGAGCAATTAAAAGATCATTATAAACAGATGAAAAATGGTATGGATGAAAGATTTAAATGGTTAACTGTAGATTACTCAGCGCCATATCCCCATGAATTAGAAAGAAGAATCACAATGCTACCTAGGAAGCCAGAAATAGTAATTGTTGACCATTTGGGGCTATTTAAGAGCAAACAGAAAGATAACAACATGAAAGTTGAGGAAGCAAGCCAAGCTATTATGGAATTAGCAGTAAGACAGAATGTGATTGTTTTCGCTGTTAGTGAAGTAAGTAAAGCAGCATTCAAGGAAGGTATGGATATAGCATCTTCTAGAGGTTCATTTAGAATAGCATATAATGCAAATAAACTTATATCTCTTAAACCTTACAAAAATAAAGAAACAGGATTAGTTGAGCTTATAGATATAAAATCTGATAAAAACAGAGAAAAGGAACATCTATTTGCTAGATTAACTGTTAATAATGTGAGGATAGAAAAATGCGAATAAAAATGCAAGATAAAATTAAACATATTCTTTTAACAAAAAGACATTGTAGAGATAATGATGTGTATTTAATATATGAAATATGGGCTGAAGAATTAGCTAAATACAATTTAAATATAAAAAATATGCATTTAATGCCTGTTCTTAAAATGTGGGCAAGGAAAGAAATATCGCACCCTTCTGCTATTATGAGAGCAAGAAGAAAAGTTCAAGAAGAACATAAAGAAACTAGAGGTTTGGTGTGGAAAGAAAGACATAAACAACAACAACAAGTTAAAAAAGATTTAGGGTACAATAGTTAGTCGAGGATAGATATAGTAATAAGCAACTTAACTAAATTTGGCTAAGTACCCTAATAATTTGGGAGGAATTATGAGTAAAAACAAAAAACCAACAATGAATGAAGTAAGACAGGCCATATCTATCTTAATAAAAAGAATGGATGATCTTTACAATGTGGTTCAACAAAGTAATTTAACATTTACTGAATATATCACATTCAAAAAAGAAGGCCAAGATTTTACTGAATATTTAAAAGATAAATATGATGAAGGCAAGCAAAATGAACAAGGATAATACTAATTATATAATCTATCATAGAAACAATAGAACATTACAATTAGTGAATCATTTTGATGGAGATGGAGATTTAGACCCTAACTATGTACTATTAAGAAATGTTGCATTAACAGGAAGAATGTTAAATGGTAAATTTGTAAGCGCTAATCAAGAACATTTTAAATGGCTTATTGAATGTGCTAAAACAAAATTAGCAAGCCCTTATTCGAAATATGATAAACATAGATGTGGCTTATGCAATGGTATATTTAAAGATGTAATGAATGATAATTATGAAATATCAGATTTTTACATGGAAAAGGTAGTGAAGTTAGAAGATCCTCATCCATTATATTACTATATAAAGGAAAAGTTTAATGGAAAAGAAATTGAGTAAAAAGCAATTAGAAAGAATCATTGACTTTAGAAAGAAAAATCCTAAAAAAGAAACAACTCATCAGAGAAGAGCTAGGATTAAAAAAGAAAATCCTTGGTGGATACCTAATGATTAATTGTTTTAAATGTAATACAAAGTGCTACCCTGTATACAAAGTATCTTCTTTTGTATCGAAAAATCATGTATGCAGGGAATGCGCTTTAGAAATAACAAAGGAGTATTATGATAGAAGACCTGATAAAACTGAAAAAACAGATTGACACTATGATAGAAACATATAAAGACTTACATCCTGATGAAGATGAAAACTATCTTTTAGGTAGGGGTGTTTGGGATAGTGAAGAAGTACAAAAAGAAAGAGCTTTAAAAAGAATAAGGGAGGGATATTATGAAAGCACGTTCCGCGAAAAACAAAGGCAGAAAACTGCAGAACCTGGTA